GGCTTTTTCAATCCTGCAGCAGACATCAAGCCTGGTTCTATAGCAACGTTTAAGCCGCGCGAGCGCTGCCTGCAACCGGAGGAAATAGGCATTTTCTTCCGCACGCTCGATACCGTCGGCGCGATGGCTACTATGAAACTGGCGTTAAAGTTGGTGCTGCTGACGCTGGTTCGTAAAAATGAGTTCATCAACGCCACGTGGAAAGAGGTCGATTTCAAAAAGGGAACCTGGACCATCCAGGCGGAGCGTATGAAGGGGAGCAGGGCGCATGTTATTTATCTGCCGCAGCAGGCGAAGGATCTGATGGTCGGCCTGCATATGTGTGCCGGCGGCAGCGATTATCTGTTGCCTGGTCGCTACAATGTCAGCAAACCACTTTCTAATGCTGCATTGAACCGGCTGATCACCACCACTGTAGAAGCGGCCAAGGCTGCTGATCAAAATCTCGAACACTTTGCTGTGCATGACCTGCGGCGCACAGCCAGTACATTACTGCATGAAGCTGGTTATCCGTCAGACTGGATAGAAAAGGCGCTGGCGCATGAGCAGAAAGGTGTCCGCGCGGTATATAACAAAGCTGAGTATGCGCGGCAGCGTGCATATATGCTGCAACAATGGTCTGATATGGTTGATGCATGGATCGCAGGGGAGCATACGGATCTGGTGCCATTCTCCCCGGCAAAGTTTGAAAAGTGGATGGAAGGGAAGTAATACTGGCGGCGTCATGCTTCTTCAGTACTGATAGCGCAACCGGGTAGCAACTTGACCGCCGGCTCCTCACATTGATTGCCCCACACATCGAAACCATGAGAGGACTGGCGGGCAAAAAGTTCAATACGCGGCACATCGCCCAGCAGCTGAACCAGCTTTTCGCGAACGAAGTCCGGTTTACGCGAATGCTCCAGGCGCGGCGCCGTGAATGATTGAACGATCCCGGCATCGAGGCGGGCAGGGAGTTTTCCTTTTACAGCAAACAGACAATCTTCGCTGTTCGCGCGCGTCATATGACCCATGCCCATCACCAGCTTATCGGCCTGGCGGCTGCCGCACTTATTCCACGTGAAGCCTTTCATTGTCATCAGACGGAATCCCCACGCTTCGACAACTTTTAGCGCTTCCAGCGGCTGTGTCGGCACCCACCACATCGCCAGTAGACAGCTATCGGCAGACAGTTCCCACACCGGCAGGCGGCAGATATCCTGCACGCTCATTACAGGATATTTAAACCCGGCGCCGCGGTCGCCATCGGCGGCTTTGTCGCGATAAGCCCATGGCGGATCGGCATAAATAAGCGTGTACTTAGTCATAAACCACCTCGCTACAGCCGATCCCTGAATATTCGCCGTTGCGCAGGCCATTGCTGCGCGTGATGCACTGATGGCGCCGGATGGCGATGCGCGCCCGCTCAGTCTCGCTTTGCGCCGCATCAAAGCACTTTAGCCAAAGCGTAGCGGCCAGCCTGTACTGGCCTTTTTCTTCCCGCGCGATTGCGCGCTGTTCAATCCGCTTTGCCGCCGGCGTTACAGCAACTTCTTTCTCAATCCGACGCGGTGAAACATAATTAGCGTGATACTTCTGAAGGCGTGTTGTTTTTTTCATGATAACCAACCATCAACTGTCATGATTGCTGTCAGCAGACCAAGCCAGGCCGCAATTGCGGACAGATACCAGTACCAGCCTGACCACTTATTCCAATGCCTGATAAAACCAGTCATGCGGCGCTTCTCACTGCCCGATATTTTCTCTTTTCAACGGGCGGTTTTTTCCCACCGAAAATTTCCGGGCTATTTGCCTGACGCTCATCTAGCCAACGCTCAACCTCATCGGCATTCCACGCGCAACGGCCATCAGTTATGTAAAAGCGTTTTGGAAATTCACCTTTTTTCTCGAGACGATTAATCGTACTCTCGGATAGTGGCACCACATCCAGCAGCTTTTCTTTGCTATATGCTTTCTTCACAAAATCTCCTCCTGCTGCGGCGCGCCAGGCGCCGCAATATCATTTATTGAAACTCAGGGCGTAAATCGTTTAGCGTCAACATGAAGCCAGCAAATAACTCAGCGCCAAGCTGTGCTTCTACTGCTTTGACTTCCTGCTCTGCTTTGGCAAATAGCTCTTTCGCGTCTGGCGCTGATGCGTCAATGCTATTCAGGAGGGCTTCTACATAGGCTCGTGCTTCTTCACGATCGTCATTGATTTCGCTTTGCTGATATTCGTCATCATCAATAACTGAATATTCACCGGTGATAACAGCTGCGTTATCCTGGCTCAGGCCAGCTTCTGCGCGTTCATCCATCACAACCGCTTTTTGCAGTTCGATAGACACAGGCAGATATTTGAACAGGCGGCGGATCACTGTCTTTTTTGCCATCTCGTCGAAGTGGTCAACCCACGGACCGCTGCTGCCGGCTTTGCTCAGGGCGCGAACTTTTTCAACGTCGGCCCGGCTCATTACTTCGAACTGGACGCCGCCATCCTTCAGGCGGGCCACGGCGTAAACATGGGTCAGTTCGCCGCGGTCACCAGTTTCGCAAGGTGAATGCTCGAGCGTTTCTTCCAGACCGTATGAGTAGCTGAATTTGTCGTTTGCGTGGACGGTACGCGCCGAGATGCTCAGGATCTGCCCGGAACGGCGGGCGAGATCGATCATGCCGCGATAACCAATAATCAGTTGCGCTTCCGTTGAAGCCGTGACCCAGCGGCCATTAACTTTTTGGCGCTTATCGAACGGAATTAAATATGCGTGCCCCAGCGCGCCGCCTGGTTCCAGACCTAATTGCGCGCATTGCATAATTGCTCCAAGAAAGCTGGCCTGATCGCATGCAGCCAGTTTTGGTACTTTTCGTATTTCGGTAGTTGCGATACGGGCGAGGCGATCAGCCGTCATATGCTTTGGTAATGCCAGTGCCATCTGCGCTTTAATTTTCGGATCGGCCAGCAGGCCAGCCAAGGTTGTGGGTTTATCACCTTTGGTTGATACCTGCTTTCCTGTTGCAGCGGCTTTAAGAGCATTCGTAGACATTTAAACTCCTATTTAATACGGAATACGCGAGATGTGGTTGCGGTTTTAAATTGCTCGTACAGGTCTGGATGGGCTGTCTGGAATGCCTTTTGGTCAAAACGCTTGCTGGTTTGCGTTTTCCATGTGGCCACTGGCTTCTGATCAATGGTCAGTACTGCGTTGGCCTGCATATAAATTTTCAGTTTTTCTTCAGAAACGGCGATCTCTTGACCCAGAGCCTTATAGCGGGTCGTCATGTCTCGTAGATCGTTGAGAATCGTTAGCGCTTTCCCGTCAGCCTCAATGCTGGTTCCTGTGTCTTTATCGAACATCAGCGTAATGTCGCTTACTGTTGTGGCCTCTGGTGGATTCAGGTTTTTAACCCGATCCCAGAAGGCGACCTCTTTTTCCAGGATGGCCTGGATGGTTTCCTCATCACGCTCAACCCGATAGATACGGAAGTCGTCACCGCCAATCAGCACACCGAAAACGCATACCTGTTTATTGGTAACCATCAGTCCATGCATTGCCTGGGCTGTGTAATGCACAGGGATTGCGTCCGTCTGAACGTCTCCCCATTCCTTAGCCTTGAAGGGGCTTACAGTTTTGATCTCGATGTTTTCCCCTGTAGCCGCCTCTGCATCGATCTCAGCTGCGATAAACCCGTAATCGCGGTGGATATACCGATTGCCACGATGAATAATTTCGAGGCCTGTTTCTTCAGAGAGCAGGTCGATTACGTATGGCTCCATGCGCTGGCCACGCGTGAAAACTTTCTGTTTGCCAGGATCGACTGGCTTGATACGTGGCTGAACCTTATCCAGGTAGACCTCAAGCGGCGTGCGCCATGGGCTAATGCCGAGGATTCCGGCGACATCACTGCCGCCGATGTATTTAGTTCTGTCCATGCTTCCCGCGTTCTGCATCATGCTGCGTCCCTCGCGCTGTCGATCTGATCAGCCATGTCCCAACGAGCCACAATGCCGGTCAGCTGTTGGATAAATGCATCCATGCACTCTTCAAACTCGTAATCTTCAAACACGGTTTCCAGCACCTGCCGGCGAACGCCGCAGCTTTCCAGGTGCGGGCGGATAGCTGCAGTGATATAGCGGCTCAGGACTGCGTCATTCAGTTCAGTGTGACGGGCATCCAGTTGCTCAGCGGCACGATAGTCGCAGCTGAAACCAGCCATAATTTTTTGCAGCGTGTTGATCTGATTAATTCGCATCGTTTTTCTCCATACCTGCTGCCGCTGAGCGCGCGGCTTTTGCCGTAAATACCCAGTCAATCGCGTCGTGCAGAGAGCTGAACTTCCAGCTCATGAGTCCACACGCAGTAACGCAGTACATTCCACCGATGATTTTCCAGCGCATGAAAAACCTCTTTAATTACCATTTTGGTAACAATTTAAAGTAAAAAAATACTTTTTGAAGCTCAGGCAACTCCAGCAGGCTTACGAAAGAGCTATTAAGTTACCTTTTTGGTAATAGTGAAGTAATCGTGACGTGTTGTCAATAGGCATGAAGAAAAAAATAGTTACCTTTTTGGTAATTAACTCTGCTCGCGAGCGGGGGCGAGGTTGTTAAAAATAATAGAGTTTTTGTGTCATCTACTTCTGTTTTGCACAAATATGAAATCTATGAAGGCCTGTATCTTGTCCCGTTCTGCTGCCGGCAGTGCTGCATACTGATTCCTGTCATATTTTATAAATCTATCGCTTTCATCTTGTGGCACTATCATCTCGTATGCGCTTCTCCCGAATGCGCCAGCGATCGCTGCCAGATTATTGAGCGTAATACTCGCCTCGTTGCGCAAGAACCGGTTGATCGTGGCCTGGCTGACGCCGGACGCATCTGCAACCTGCTGCTGTGACATGTCACCATTCTGCTTCATCCAGTTCCTGAGGTTTGCCGCCGCTATCATGCCGATTTCTGATGATGCTTCAGTCTCTTGCTCTGGCTCATTCAGCGCAGAAAACTGATGATCAAAGTCCAGCCAGAACGCTTCTCTGCGTGCCGCTTCTTCAATTTTTCGTGCTGATTTGCTGCCTATGTTTTTATTGCCTGTTTCGTATCTGCTGATCAGGTTTGGTGGTACGCCCATGCGCTCTGCTAATCTGCTCTGGTTGTTATCAAAATCTCTTCTGATCACTTCGCTTAGATTTTCCCTTCTGATCTCATAAATGCTTTTCATATCGTGGTTACCAAAATCCCGTTTTGAATGTATAGGACATGAATTAAAAACAATATTACCAAAATGGTAAACGCACCAAATTGGTAATGTTATGATGTTGGTGCTTGCTTCGTGTACTGATTTGGTAATAATTGCGGAACAAACTGAGCGCTGGAGTTAAAAGAAGATGCAGCAGGAACAGGAATTCGATTTAAAGAAACACTGGCTTTCTCTTGATAAAGACGGCCGTGAGGAATTTGCGAAAGATGCCGGAACGACGAGCCATTATATACAGACGCACTATACCGGACGCCGCAGGATTCCCACTAAGTGTCGAATGGAAAAGCTTTTTCAGGCATGCAGACAGCGGGGCTGGGTAGAAAGTAAAGAGACTCTTGTCATGTTTTTCTATGCCAGGTAAATCCGCAGAATCAACCACGAGCCACTCTTTGCGAGTGGCTTTTTTATGTCCGGTCACCACTTTGGTAATTTTATTCATTTAAGGTTGATATTTTTCTGCTCTAGTGCAAAATAGCCAAAGATAAATAACAAAGAGGAATGAAGCATGAAACGAATCACACAAGCAGAGGCTCTGAAGAATGGACTGACCCGCTTCTACACCGGGAAGCAATGTGTTCATGGACACGATAGCGAGCGCTACACAATCAGCGGTGAGTGCGTCCAGTGCAATAACATCAGAGCCAGGAAGGCTGCAAAAACAAGATCTGAGCGACTTAAAGCAGCCAGAAAAAGCCGGGGATATCAGGCGAATGGAACGATTTTACAAACTGTTTAACTGATTATCCTGGCGGTGCCGTATGAGCAGACTTGCAACAGATTGGGCCTGGAAGACAAATCCAGGCAGCTCATCATTGAAATTAATCCTGCTCTCCATGGCTGATCGTGCGGATGAGGAAACCCTTTGCTATCCCAGCATCGACAGGCTTGTAGCTGATACCTGTCTCAACAAAAAGACGGTCCAGGCGGGAATTTTGAAGCTGATCGAACTGGGGTTTATTCGGGACACTGGTGAACGGAAAGGAGCGACCGGACGGGTTCGGGTATTTGCCTTAAATGTTACCGAAAACGGTAATGTTCCCAAAATAGGGAATATACCCAAAAACGGGGTGTTGAATGATCCCAAAAACGGGGTGTTGAATGATCCCAAAAACGGGATCCAGAACCTATCAGTTAACCAGTTATATAACCAAGAGAGAGAGAAGCCTGCTGCAACGGCGTTTTCTCCATCCTCGAAACAGAAACCAGATAACCAAGAGCTGACCATCAACTCACCACTTGGCGGATTGGGTTTTATGGGCAAATTCCCAATGCACGAAACGTGGGTACCCGGCGACGAGTTTTTACGGCAGTCAGCCATTCAGGGGATCATTCTCACCACGCCACCAACTGAACAGGAACTTGCAGAGTTCAGAATCTACTGGCAGGCGGAGGGGAAAGCATTTCATCAGGCGCAATGGGAGCAGAAGCTCGCAAGGCGTATCCAGCAAACACGACAGGGCCGATCACAAGTTGCAGAACAGGTACCGCACTGGAACAGCCCTGAATCCTGGAAGGAGTTTCTATGACAGCACAGCTCATGCAGGCGATTGCAAACCGCGATGGTGCGGCCATTGCGCGGATTGCCGGTAATCATCCAATCCAGCAAAACAGCGCAGGCGTGGTTAATGGCGAAGCTGAGCGCCTTGTTGACGCTTTATTCCGTCAGTTAAAACAGGTGTTCCCAGCGGCCAGCGCCACCAACTTACGAACCGAAGCAGATGAGTCTGCCGCGAAGAAGCAGTGGATCGCCGCATTCGCTGAAAACGGCATCCGAACCCGTGAGCAATTATCTGCAGGCATGCGTAAGGCTCGTTCAAGCTCATCACCGTTCTGGCCGTCGCCAGGGCAGTTTGTTGCATGGTGCAACAGCGGTGTCAGCGTGCTGGGGATCGGTCTCGATGATGTGATGGCTGAATTTCACCGCTACAACCGTGACAAGGGGCTCTACGAGAGTGCTGAGGCGTTCCCGTGGCAGCATCCCGTTTTGTACTGGATTGTTTGTGATGCACGCCGGGCAATGTACCAACGCTGCATGGGTGAACCGGAAGTTGAACAGTATGCTGCGCGTAAGCTTTCTGAATGGGCTAAAAAGGTTTCGGAAGGGGAACATATACCCAATCCTGTAAAAACGCTTCCTGAGCCTCCTGAGGAGCCACAGCGGGCACATAACGCAACGGCTGCTGACTATCAATTCCAATATATGCCGAATGCAGCGATGCTGGGATCGGTGACTCCTGCAAAGTGGCTGATGGAAGAGTTCAGGAGACGCAAGTCTTTGGGGCTGGTGAATTAGCTATGTCCGCAACTATTACCAAATTGGTTATTTTAAAGTTGCGTGGCGATTTTTTTACGTGTAATAATTACCTAAATGGTAACTAAACCAAGGGGAAGTCGGTGAGCCTGATTATTGGTATCGACCCAGGATGCAGCGGCGCTGTTGTTGCGATATCCGACGCTGCGCGCGCTGGATGCAAAAGCCAAAGGCCAGGCGATCGCTGATGCTCTGTTAATCGCACGGCATGGTGTGAAGCTGAAATCGTGAAACATGTTAATTATCAGTTAAATCAATTAATTAAACGGGTTGGGAGGGGTAATGGAATTACTGATTGGTTTAACGATCGGGCTGTTTATCGGAATAGCGGGCGGTGTTGCTGCGGTGATTGTGATTGCGGCAGCTGGGAATGAATTTGGGGAGCAACAGCAATGACTGACATTACATCTATAGCGCAGCGTATGCGCGAAGCAGCAGAGAAACTTAACAGCGAGCAATGGCAAGTGCGCAATGGCGAGGTCATTGTGAAAGGCAGCGTGGAAAAAGGTTCTTTTTTTGTGAGTTATCAACCCGTCGCTGCTGATGTGGTTGATAGCAAAACGGCAAATGCAATCGCTTTATTTAGCCCCGCTAACGTGCAGATGCTACTCGACGCCCTGGCCCAACGCGATACTGAAAACGCTGAATTACGCGCGCAGATAGCAGCGCTGACTGCGAGACTATCCCGGTACTCAATGAGTGCTGGAGAGGCAGATCAACGTATGTCGGAATCGCGGGCGGTACGTGTTGCGCTGGGGTTCGGTGCTGATGCTGAAGACGTAGCGCCGTGCGATCTGGTTGAGCGTATTAATGCGCTTTGGGGTGAGGGCATTAATTATGCTGCCAGCCGTCTCGCTGCTGCATATAACCACGGTTTTGTTGATAAACCGCTTGCGGAGGTTCGCGATGTAGTCCGCATGATTCTGGATGCTAAAGACGAGCTGGCTAAATCAGCGCTCCCGGCGTCAGATGGTTTGTCGGGTGAATACGCTGAGAAATCAGTCGAGGAATGGACGCAACAGCTGCGGGAGGGCAAGGCGTGATGGATATTCGGAAGCTGAAGAAATTTACAGCCGTCTTTTCCGGCGTCTGTGCCTGCGGGGCATTTGTGGCGCTGGCTGGCGGCGTTCAGTGGGGGACGGGTTTTTGTGCGTTTATTGCGGCAGCAACCTTTGTTATTGCCGGGCTTATTGCCGGTGCGGCAGTAGTTAGCTGAGGGAAAGCGATGGATATGTATATTGAGAATCTGATTAACGACTATCGCCGCCGCGCAATGAGTCCTGATGACGCTGGCGGTGTGCGAGTTGGCGCGCTGGGATTGCTGCAAATTTTAAGTGAGCTGGAAATCTCGCGGGCGCAGCTTGCTGAGCTGGCGGCACAGGAGCCTGTTGCGTGGGGGAACCTGGATTACATGACACGTTATGGCTATTGCTCAATATTTGAGAACAAAGAGCATGTTGTGGGAGAAACCAAAACGCCGCTATTCACCCGCGCCGCGCCGCCGGTGCCGTTGGACGATTTAGTCATGCAGATTAGGCGATTAGTCCACGCGCTGAAAAAAGTTAGCCCTGACAATCAGTTAGCTACTCAGGTTTCGGACTATATGCAGCAGGCTGGCTACTGGAAATCTACAGACTGTTTGCGGGGCGTAGCAGATGATTAAAGATTTTCTCATTAAATACGGAAATGCACGAAAGGTCGTTGCACAGATTAAGCGCGGCGAGTGGATTCCTGAATATAACGAATATGATGATTCTCACATCACTGCATATTGTGGCGAATATGAATTATGGATCGGTAGTGGCGGTTTCTTTTGCGAGATAACGGAAATAAGCGGCAAGCGCTGTAGACCTGCTTTCGGCTTGTTCTGGCGACATTACGTCTGGTGGGCTGCTGCGAGAAAACTTAAAGCGAAAGCAGACAGCGCAACTGAAACAACATCGCGAATTAATTGAGGAATAGCAGATGAATAAGCAGGAATTGAAAGCGCTGTGCCGCATCGAAATCAGGCGCTACACAGGCATTAGCGGCAAAGAATATATGGTGGAACTATTGCAGCGGGCGCTGGCATCGCTGACGGCTGATCCTGACTTTTACGTATTCAAGCATCCACTGGGCAAAAATTTCTGGAGTGTGGCGGCTGACAGCACAGCCGGTAATGACGGAATTCACCCAGCCTATTTCACCCCGCCCGCGACGGATTTGGCCGCGCCGGAAAAGCTGCCGTGCGACGTGCTGCTTGAGCCGGGGCTACGGTTTGGCAAAGGCGTTAGCACTAAAACAATGCTGACCGCTTTAAAGCGGCGTGCTGAATATTACGCTGAGTTAGAGGAAATGACGCCAGAGCAGCGTGCGGAGCATGATGCAGGGTTGCAGGGACTTAAATCAATGCTACCCCAGCCAGTATCGCCGGATTTGGCCGCGCCAGCCGCATCTATCGAATGGTTGATCCCTGTGCTGGAAGGGATAAAGCCCGAATACGGCACGCCGGGAAGCCGTGACATTGATATTACCGCGTCACGAAAGGCCATTGATTTAGCGATTGAGCAGATCAAGACGGGAAGCCCTGAGCCGCGAGGAGTAGCGAAGGTGGGGATCGATCGTGGCTAAATCAGCAGCCGAGCGCAAAGCCGCTCAGCGTGCCCGCCAGGCTGCGGCGGGCGTCAGGAAAATAGAGCTGACGCTTGATGCTCAGGAGCTGGAAATGGTGGCGCGTAACTGCGCCGCCCGGCGACCGGGGCTCGAACCGTATGAAATGGCGGAGTATATCGCGCTGCTCATCAGGCAGGATGATGCACGCGTTCGCAGCAG